ATGATTGGACGATTGATTTGGAATCATGATAGGCCGGATATCGCATTTGATACAGGCGCACTGTATGGCGGACTGCACTGCGGAGACTGCTTTCAATGCTGGGTGGACGGGCGGTGGCTCAATGTCCGCCTCGAATATGCCCACGACTGGGTATTGCTCCATAGCGACGGCTCTATACCGATTCGCTATGGTGTTCTTGTTCGAATTTGATCATCCCACCACCAACTTATTTGTCTTCTTCAAGAACTTCGCTGGGATCGGGCGGTCCAGCTGCCAGGTGATATTCATCGGCCTGCTACCCTCATGCTTCACGTAGTTTGCCGTGCCCAGATAGGTGTACGCCTCCGCGCCGCCGGTCATACGGTCCGCCTTAAACTCACGGACAAACAGCAGTACCTTACTGCCGCGTTCCTTATGGTGGATATAGCGTTGACCGGTGGGCGAATTCTCCGCCGTGGTGCTCTGGCTCTGCCAATGGAACAAGCTCTCATTGATGGAATAATCGTTGTACATGGTGGTTGGCGAATAGTCCTTGTCCGCCTTGTTCAGCGTTACAAAGAATACGTCTAACTGTTTGTCCGGCAGCCATTTAACGCCCTCACGAACGGTGGACGGCTTCATAAAGTCCAGCGCCACCAAGAGCTGGTCGCGGGTATAGGTGCAGTGCAGATCCAACGGGCAGTCGAAGCCCATCTCCACCGGCTCGTCGATAAAGTCGATCTGCTCGAAGCGATAGCGCAGCAGCTCCAAGAGCTCACCGAGCAGAACTGTGCTGTCAGACAGGGCATAGAGGTTACTAAGCACCTCTTCGTCGTCCCAGTCCTCCACAGCCTTACCCCAGACGGTGATGTAAAACATCTGCATCATCCGCTTTTCCGCATCCGGAAGCGCTGCAAAATCAAGGTTGTCCAAACGCGGAAGAACATCCAACAGGAACGAAATCCAGCGGCGGGAATCAGCCACAGCAAGCTTTGCAAACGCTTTGGTCAGGATGTCCTCCAGCAGCTCCGAAAAGTCCTCGATGGCATCCGCTCTGGCGCAAATGCGAGAGAAGGAGGAAAACTTGTAGATCGCCCGTGGGTCAAGATGGTAGTAATCCAAGAAATTTTTGAGCGTCAACTCCAGCCCGCTGTCCTCCGTGAAGGAGGCTGCACGAGCCACCAACCCAGCCGTATTGCCATAGGATGCGCGGATATTCTTCAAAATGTATTTGGCCGCCTTCTTCTCCAGCTGGATATAGCAGCCCTTGGGAACGGACACAAAACCGTCCTTGATCTCCCGGCTCACGCTGCGGGTGGTATTCGACAGCAGCGCCGCAAACTTATCTTCAAAATTGTATTTTCGATTTGCCTGACCGATGAAGTCCAGCACGGTCAGGCATTCCTTGTCCTCGGATAGACGCAGACCGCGTCCCAGCTGCTGCAAGAAGATCGTCAACGACTCTGTGGGGCGCAGAAACAGAACCGTATTGACTTCCGGAATATCTACGCCCTCGTTGTAGATGTCCACGACGAAGATGAACCGCACCTCGCCGGACACCAAGCGCCGCTTGGCCGCCGCTCTTTCCTCGTCCGAAGATTGCCCGGTGAGGCACATGGACGGGATGTTGTGGTCGTTGAAATAGCGGCACATAAATTCCGCGTGATCGACCGTCACACAGAAGCCGAGACCCTTCACCTCGTCAATGTCCGTCACATATTTCAGCAGTGCCGTCACCACATGGTCGGCGCGGCGGTCGGCAACCGCCCCACTGAACGTATAGATATGCTCCAGCTCACTCTTTTGGTAGCCACCGGCAGACCATTTGAGCGCATCCAGATCCACCGTATCGGTAACGCCAAAATACTGGAACGGGCACAGGAGCTTTCGATCAATGGCTTCCGGCAGACGGATCTCAGCGGCAATACGATTGTTGAAGTAGGGCAGGATGTTCTTGCCGTCCATACGCTCCGGAGTAGCGGTCAAGCCCAGCAGGATGCGCGGCTGGTAGTAGGACAACAACTTCTGATAAGTCGGTGCAGCGGCATGGTGGAATTCGTCCACGATGATGTAATCGTAAAAATCGGGACTCGTCTTTTCCGTGAAGCTCTGTGAGTTGAAGGTCTGGATGGACAGAAACAAGTTGTCGATGCTCTCCGGCTTATAGTTGCCCACAAACAGCTCGCCAAAGTTTGCGTCCTTGAGCACGGCGCGGAAGGTGTACAAGCTCTGCTTGAGGATTTCCTCTCGGTGCGCCACAAAGAGCAGGCGGCAAGGTCTATCCGGATTCTGCTTACGGAAGCGCTTGTAATCCAGCGCAGAGATGACCGTCTTGCCGGTACCGGTGGCCGCCACCACCAGATTGCGCGTATAGCCACGGACCGTGCGCTCTGCCTCCAGCTTGTCCAGAATCTCCTGCTGGTAGGAATATGGGTTGATGTCCATGGTGTAGACGTCAGCATTGTTGGTGTCGAAATATTTTTCCGCCTTCAGCGCCCGCACCAAGCGCTCTCGCTGATCCTCCGCGTAGTATTCAAATTCGCGGTCATTCCAGTAATACTCAAAGGTAGCGGCGATCTTGTCGATGGTTTCGGGTAAGTCGCGTTTCGTTACCTTGGTGTTCCATTCAAGGCCGCTGGTCAATGCGGCATTGGATAGATTGGACGAGCCAACATAAGCCGTCGTGAAGCCGGTTTCGCGGTAAAAGATATATGCCTTGGCGTGGAGCCGGGTCGTCTTGGTGTTGTAGCTGACCTTGATGTGTGTATTGGGCAGTTTTCGAAGCTCCTCAATAGCCTTCACGTCGGTAGCGCCCATGTAGGAGGTGGTGATGATGCGGAGCTCGCCGCCGCTGTGCGTAAACTCCCGTAGCTCGTCCATGATGAGCCGCAGGCCGCTCCATTTGATAAAGGATACCAGCATGTCGATCCGGTCGGCCGAGACGATTTCCTTTTTGAGCTCTGTGAACATCTGCGGCTCATGCACAGCCCCGGTGAAAAGCGAGCTTTGTGCGATGGAGGTCTCCGGGCGCTCTATGTCCGCCGCTGTTTTCCCCACCGCTAACCGTGGGTCGGTCTCTCGCAAAAGCGCAAGAAGCTGCTCTGCCCGCCGGTCAACGCCCAGCGCGGCAAAATCAGCTTCTTTCGTTGTATTTTGAATGAGATCAACGATCTGGTTGGTCAGCCCGATCTGGGCAGAAATATCCCCGCCGTTGTCCAGCACGTTATCCAAGCCCTTTTGAACCACATCTGCCAGATACTGCGCCAGCACTTTAGAGGCTTCCGCCTTATCGATAGGCGCAACAGACTTGCGGACTTCCGGAATCTCCGCAAGCTCGCCCGTCAGGGCATTGTTGATGATTTGCTCGTATAGACCATGGTGTAACATAGTAGGCACTCCTTTTGTTATGAACCCATTTCTAACAAGTTAAACCATCATTATCATGCACACTTTGTCTCTTGATTGCTCTATTCTGAAATCGTTGGTACACGATCTTCTCAGAAAATCAATCCTTAGAATAATCAAATTGGTTTAACTCCAAAATGTTGTTATACATTAGCTTTGCAAGGTATTCTGTTCGTTTGGACGGATCAAATGGTTTCTCCCGGAAGCGAGTCGCAATGCCTCTTGCAGATGTAAAACTAGACCTCTCATAAAAATCACACTTAGCTACAAAGGATTTGTTTGCGCAGTTTCTATTTAACACATCTTCAAGCGGAATTAGATTTCCAATTTGGGCATTTCCAATTCCATCAGAATCGGATAATATATGCTCCACCAAATAGTGCAAATCCGAACTCATTCTTTTTCGTGAAGCACTGTGTCGGATTTGTTTTCATAGTAGAGGACGTAGGTTAAACTGCGTCCTCTTTTTTGGGTGTCTCGTAAGTAAGAGCCTGTTTGGAATCTCCAATGCCAGCAGTGGTCGGGTCAGTCACGATACCGAGAATCGTGAGGACTGCGAACAGGGCATTTACGACTGCCAACAGCTTGTCTCCCAGCTCACCCAAATCGAGAGTGTAACCGAAGACAGCGGCAATCACCTGTACCAGCAGAAGCACCGCCGGAATCAGAGCAATCCAAAAGTTCTTGTTTTTGATACGCACTTTCCAGTTAATCATGTTGATTTCCTCCTTAAAATTGATGTTTGAAGTAGTTAAAGTAGCTGTTCTTGGCTTTTTTCGTATAACTTCCTCTATATACACGCATATATAGCAAAAGTTTACGCAAAAACCGATTTTCAACTACTTTTACTACTTGGGTTAAAACAGCTTATTGACCTCGGACTGTACTTCGCTCGGGTCATAACCAGCCTGTTTCAGACGATTTACACGGTCTGCACCGTTGCCCCACGAAGACCAGCGAGCGTCAGAGCAAGTACCATTGTAGATTTCCTTGGCAATTTCAGCCGCAGATTTCTTCGCAGTACCAGCCGCAGTGCCGGACTTGGTAGTAATAAAAGCGTCATAGCCAGCGGCTTTCAGCTTCGCCATCATGTTCTCGGCATTGGACTTCTGACTGTAAGCACCGACCTGTACCTTGTACAGATTATCCATCTGTACGATGTAGGTATCGAAGCCAGCGACTTTCAGTTTTGCCGCCCATGCGTCAGCGTTGGAACGCTTCGAGAACGCCCCTGTCTGCACCCTGTACAGCGTTTTACCGTCAGAGGGTACATCTACCTTACCAGTGTCGGTAGAGCCGCCTGTGAGACGCTTAGTGACCTCTGCGGCAAGGTTGCCGAGACGGTTGTACAGCCAGTCTCCCGGGCAAGACTTATTAGCGAACCATCTATGTACCGTCAGTACCATTTCATCGGACTTCGGCGCATAGGCAAGGGTCTTATTCTTATCGCCCAGCCACAAGAGCTTGCTCTTGCCGTTACGCTGACAAATATCAACGCACAGGTTCACGAGGGACGCATACACAGCGTTATTGAACGCATACGGAGCTGTCTTGTCAGACGCACACTCGATAGTGACTGCTGGTCGTTCTCACGACTGGAAGAACACCACGAACGATTTTTCTCCTCAACGCTCATGGAGATACGACCGTCAGTACCGATACCGTAGTTGCAACTCGCCTGTCGAGAGGTGCTGATAAAACAGCCACAGATACTCTCTGCGGAGAGCTGACCTACTACACAATGCGGTGTGATACGGTCAATGGAATGGGTTCTCTGCCCGGAATGGTTCGGGGAGAGCTTGGTGTAGACCACCAAAGGACTGTTGCTCATTTTTGTTTCCTCCTTCTTGTCATAATCGGTTAAATGCCATGTCTCAATAACACGCATGAGGTTGTCCACATACTTGTGAGACGTAGCATAGCCATCGGCTTTGATATTCTCAAGGTATTTCCGAGGGTCGGTAACGCCTTTGAGATTTTTATAGTTCGGAATGTTGATGAAATCGAAGTAGCCGATAACTCCGTTTTCCATATCCTTGAACTTACACCACTGCATAGCAGAACTGGTGTAACTGCCGTCTGCGTTCTGCTCGTTTCCCACCATGTGATAGATACCGATACAGGTCTTACAACGACCTTCCCGGTATTTCAGACCAAAGTAGTTATGAGCGTTTACAGCCAGCTCGGAAGTGCCGTAGCCACTTTCCAACACCGCTTGAGCGATGATAGGTGACACGACCTCGATTCCGTATACCGGGGCGTACTTCTTGATATACGCCGCAACGGTTTTGACAAAATCTGAATGGTTCATCGGGTATCACCCCTTTCATACCCACCATCGTTTTCTTGGCTCACCGTGGTAGATTTCTTCTTCCTCGTATCGGTCAAGTCGGTGGTGTGCGGATTTCGTAGACTGCTCAACCATCACGACACGCTCGGACAGGTCGTTGACCTTTACCTTAACGTCTGTGATTTCCTTGCGGATTTCTTTCGTATCATCACTGATAGAATCCAGCTTTTGAGACAGAATAGCGTCAACCTGTGCTTTCTTGCTCACCTCGTCATTATTGGCTCGACTATTGCTCTTGAAAGCAAAGTACACGGCGGCAACAACGGAGACGAAGGTAAGAATCTGATTGAACTCAATGTTCACATTTCTTGTCCTCCTCTTTTAGAATGTGAGGGAGAGCCGGGAGCGACCCTCCCTCATGCCGCCTTATTCAGTGATAAGGTCTTCCAGCTCAAGGTCAATGAGCATTTCCTTTACCTGTTCCTTGAGAACAGCTGGAACGCTTGCGTAAGTACGCTTACCCTTGACAATGAGTGCCACATAGATAACAGCCATGTTTTTCACCTCCTTCCTGTTGAGCCATAGCAAAATGCGCCACAGCATGATTATTCCTCCAACAGCTTCTTGACTTCCTCTCGGAGCTGTTCGGGTACATCGTTAATGGTCTTGAGACCTTTGCGAATCAGTGCAACGTAAATCTTAGCCATAGTTAGTTACCTCCTAAAACCATTTCGTATACTTCCGCAAGTGCCACCTGTACATCGGTGATACTATTAGAGGTTGCGTTGAGAGCGGCTACCAGCTTCTCCTCCTTGGTCTTCTCACGGAACGCAAGATAGAAAGTGCCGTCAGCCCATTCCATCTGCTGAATGAAGACCATATCAGTGTAGGTAGTCTCGGTCTCTCCATCGGAGACCTTCATGGTAGAGAGATTATCCTTGAAAATAGTCTCGTCCACCTTTTCTTTGCTGACATAGTTCGTGCCGTTCATATCCAGCCCGGTCAGCTTTTTGCCATTGGCAAGGGTGATAGTGTACATTTCGTTACCTCCTTTAATTGATTGAATAGGGTGTCCATGTTACTTCGTTGTTTCTTACTCATTATTTTGTAATGATTCTTAAACCAACTCTTATAGAAGTCCGTAAACTCCTTTTCTGTTAGCTTCGGAGCGAGTTTCTTCATTTTCCGTCTCATTGCGGTAAGCCGTTTGGGATTGATTTTCTGAATCACCCTCCCGGTGTCCGTTAGAGAGTATTGAACTTGAAGAAATCGCCAATGCTCGGAGAGCTTACAGATTCTCGTCTTCCGGGTATTGACCGTGATTCCGAGTTCGTTCGCTATCTCGATAATGTCCTCAAGAAGCTCCTGTAAGAACTCTTTGCTCTCGTGAATAGCATAACTATCGTCCATGTAGCCAGCGTAGAATTTCACACCTCGAACGATTTTGACATAATTATCAATTCGTATTCGGTAAGAGATTCCGGCGGTCTGTGCCACTTGGTCTCCGATATTAAGGTGCTTCCCCATGAACTTTTCGCCTGTGAACAGCTTCGGGTTCATATACTGATAGAGGAGAGAATCAAACAACCTGTCGAGACAGTGTTCGTATTCTTCATCGCTCATGTACGATACATCAATCCTTGAGCGTTCTACGGTCTTTCGCAGAAGCCATAGGGCGTGTTCATCATCGACATACTGCTCAAACAACTTCAACAACACATCATGTCTGATATTGTCGTAGTATTTCGAGAAGTCTATCAGAAGAATGTACCCTTCGTTGCTACCATGCTGTGCATAATATTTCCGAAGGTGGGTGAGCAACCTCTTACGAGTGAAAGCGATACCTTTTCCGACAACGCTTGCTCCATTGTCATAAATGAGATGTGGTTCAATCAGAGGATTCAAAACCTCGTCACAGAGAGCGTGTTTCACGATTCTGTCTTGAACCTGTTCGCCTGTAATACGCCGGAGCTTTCCTCGTTCATGCAAGGTGAAGTTTGTAGTTGGTAAGAACTCATACTCCATGTTCTCAAGGTCTCGTTGCATTTTCGATAACTCCAACAGATAGGTCATGTTAAACCTCTGTACCTGTGGTTTCCAATCACTACCTTTCATTGCTTTAGCTTTACTTTCGTAAAGAACATTTCCATCAAATATCTTGCGCTTATAACCTCGGCTATCGTAATAGGAGGTGTCGCATTTAGTATTTACCATACGGAAGGATAATCTCTCCTTTCTCTGTCTGTGAAACGCTCGATAGGCTACTCAATCACAGAATCGAAATCCGGGCGAACGCCATTAGAATTGGAAGCGTTGTTGTAGTTCGCATTACCGTTGTTGTTGACATTGGCGAAATTGGAAGCGGAATCAGAGATTACCCTCTTGGAGAGCCGACTTGAACTTGTTGTCAGACTTTCTCCAACCTTTAAGGAGGTTTATTTCGGTCTGTATCATTTCAGCGAAACGAAGGTACTTGTTCACATCGACAGGAAGGGTCTCGATAGCATACTGCAATTCCTGTGTGAGCCTATAACACTGTCCGACTGCTCGGTCTTGGTGAACTCTACGCTCAATCAGTTCTTCCCGGTAGGTTGGGTAAATGCTGTTTGCAACATATACCTCCTCGGTGATATTACGCAGACAATCAACAATCACTTTTCGCTCGTCTGCGATGAACCATTCTGCAAACGCAGTGTTCTTTTCCATGAGCTTTTCATATCGGACTTTTTCATCGGGTGATAACTCCTCATACGGTCTGCCGCCGAAGGTTGTTTCAACTTTCTTCACGGCTTTGTCGAGGTCGTACCCGAAATCACGGAGCAGTAAATCCGTGACCTCCTTACGCATTTTGTTGAGGTGGTGAAATACCTCAAACTGTGACGGTTTTCGTTTCGATTTCAATACAGACACTTGTTAATAAACCTCCTTGTGCGCCCCACAAGGGGGCGCAGATTTAAGATATACAGAAAGCCGGGCGAACGCCAAAAGAATAGGAAGCGTAGTGGCAGTTCGCCCTACCGTGGTAGTAGACAACGGCGAAAAGGGAAGCGGTAATAACGTCCCTCAACCACCAGTTATTTCCGTTGCAAATACGGCTCGGCTCGTGCTGGAACAGCGGCAACTGGGATTTCTCGAC